GGCAAAGTTCTTTTACCGTAGTAAAAGTCTCAGCAGAAATCATTTTCTCCTCAATAACCTGTTTACATGGAACCAAACCCTCAAATGGCACAGAAAAATCCTCATTCAAGCCTTCCGCTCGAGGTTCTCGAAGATTTTTCTTCCTAAGTGGTGAATTTTTCGTCGTTTTGGTCCTATTCTTCCGTTCTCTTTCAATTTCAGCCCTCTCTTTCACATTCAAAGGAGGCAAATAAGTTGGTGCCCAGCTACCAGGGCTCGCCGCCCTATATCTCACAAATCGCATGTCCTCACCAGCCGCAGCATAAATTAGACAATTAACTGTTTGGTCTCCTACTCCATTGGGTCCTACCACCTCATTGACTAAAGTAATAGTAATAGCACTGTTGTAAAAACTGCTAACACCACCTAAGAAAGATTGCATACCATTAACTGGCATGTAACCTACTGCTTTTGTAAAAGGAACAGAAAAATCGAAAATAGTATCACCTTTAATGTCCAAAACCACTGAGGGTATATCACCACCATAATCTTCTACATTAACCAAAGCACCACCCGTCATATTATGGCTTATCCTAATTCGTGCCGATATAAAAGCAGAAGTAATAAAATGTAACCTGTACTTAATAGTACCTCGCCAATATTGGAAAAACTGTGCCACATAAGCCAAATAAGAAGGATATATTTTCTCCGGTAATCCACCATCTCCCCACACTAGCATTGGATGCACATCAATATTAGTTATAACATCCTCAACGGCAGTGGCATGATTAAACTTAAAAGTACCAATAATCATTGGTTTCATAGCTAGTTTAAGTATTGTCATACTTGGACCATCTTTACCACAAACCTCAACCTTGTTATCCAATTTTGCGTCAAAGCCAGCCGATATAGCAGTTGACAAATCCACTCCTTCAGTATGAACAACATTAGCATAAGGGTTATTGAAAACAGTAGTTATAGGTTTTTCAGTATCGGGTTTACACAAACCCATAAGGTTAGCGAAACCCATTACTTCACCAGCTACACTATTGAGTTCAGACCCAACAGTTTCGACTGA